TTACTTCATATTCTTTTTTATCTTCTGGCTCTGGAGCATTTGGATAACTTCCAGCTCCAATATGAACTGTATCTATCATTGCTATTCTCCTATCTCTAATTTAGTTCCTTCTATATTTCCTTTAGCTATGTCTATTAGTAGTTCTATTTTCCAAATACCAGTATCATCTTTATAGGTATTTTTTTCTTCATCCCACTTGGCATAGTCTTTTAAATCTTCATCAGTATAGTAACCTTTACCATAATTAATAATTATTGGCTTATGCTCTTCTAATTGCTTCAGCAAGTTTTTTTGTGTCATCATCATATTCCTCTTTCTTTATTTCTTTGTCCATCCAATTTGGAACTATTGATTCTTTTTTTATATTTCTTCTTTCCCATGTTCTTATACATGCTTTCCAGTCTTTCATTTTGTTTTTACCTACATACCAGTTTTTGCTTTCGTAAAAGTCTATAAATTGTTCTGGATCTATAAAGTTGTTTCTTTCTTTGCAATAATCAGCAACTTCTTCTAGAGTAGGTTTTTTAAACTTTTCTTTTATATATTTTCTTTTATTATTAATACTTGTATTATTAATACTTGTATTATTCTCTTTAATCGTATGTTGATACCCCTCTAAACTGTGGTTGATACCCCCCTCAACTGTGGTTGATACCCTATCAACTGTGATTGATACCAATTTTATTATTCTTTTTGTTATTAATTTTCCTTTTTTTTCATAATCAATTTTTATGTATTTTTGCTTTTCTAGAGCTTTTATCCATTTGCTAATTGCTTGAGGAGTTACTTGATAAAGCTCTGCAAAATAACTATTACTCGCCCAACATTCTCCAGTTTTTTTAGTAAGTGATGTAATCTCTCCATACATCATCTTTTCTCCCAGTTTTAAGTTTTCATCATATCTTACATCAGCTGGGATTACTGCAAAATAACTAGGTCTTTCTTCCATGTTTGTTTATCATTGTCCTCCTTTCTGGTAACAAAAAAACACCCAAGACTTCTTTGTCTTGAGTGTTTGAACTGCTTTTTTTAGATATTATGTTAACTTCCCAAGACATAAATATTTTTGATATAATTGTTACCTTTCATTTTCAATATACTATTACTATTTTTTTATGTCAATAATTTTTTAAAAAATATTTTTTTAAGTTTACATTTAGCAGTTTTACAATCTTATTTATATCCTTATATTATATATAAAATAAGGATTATATACCTAATAATATTTTAATATAATGATACATAATTATCACTATAAAATAATATAATAAGGTCTTAAATTCATTGAGTATTCTGTCTCTAGTTTCTCTAATTTTTATAACTTTTTTTCTATTTTTTGCTATCAATACATTATACTCATATTCTGGATAATATTTATTTTTATATTCGTATTCTATGTTTAACACTTTCCATCCCATAGATGTAGTATCTCCTACTTTATATGGTAGGATAGTATTTCTTAGTCTATGTATAATATTTCCATCTCTTTTTTGATATGTTACTTGGATCACTCTACTCCACCCCCTTTTTAAGTGGAGTATTTTATCATATTTTGTTTAATTTGTCATTATTGCATAAAAAAAGAACTAGGATCTACCCTAGTCTTTTAATGTGTTCCATTCTTATATTTATAGTTTCCTACAGTTATAATAGCTGGAGTATTTTTTACATATATTTTTACTCTACCATATACAGAGGTTTGAATTTCTACAGTTGCTCCATTATCTCTATAAGCATATACATAATAAGATAATCCACCATATTTTTTAGGATTTAATTTACCTATTGCATTTACTTTTAATGGTTTAGAATTTAATTTATAAACTGCCCAGCTATCATATTGAGGAGGTAAGTTTACATATGTTTTTTTATTAGTAGGAGTTCCACTAGGTATATACATTTTAGGTCTTAATACCCCTATTACACCTTGTTTAGTTATATTTATACATGTTGCATATCTTTTACCATTTTGATTTTGCCCTAAGAATTTACCATTATAATACATAGCAACATGACTATAAGGAGCAATTTTACAATTTCCCCATATTACCCAGTCTCCATTCTGTAATGAGTTTATATTACCATCTACAAAATACTTATAATATGGTTTATCTTTTCTATAAATCCATAATCCACTAGCATATCCATTAGTGCAATTATATTTCCATATTCCATAATTTTCTTTAGTAAAAGCTTTAAATAAGTCTACACATTGAACTCCAGCAGCTCCATCTATGTCTACTGCTTTACCTATATGTCTTTCGTAAAACTCTTTAGCAGTCATTGTCTCATCTCCATTTCTTGTATCAATATATTCATAGCAGCACTTATACCACTTGCTATAGCTCCTAGTAAAAGTGATTCTAATACTATGTCATTAGGATTAGTTATTCCATTTAAGGATAAAGCTAAATAAGATAACATTCCTTGTATAAATGTATTTAGCATTCTTTGGAATATATCAGCCCAATTATATTTCTTTGCTTTAGTTTTAATCTTTTTCATAAGTCCTCCTTATACCTTTTTATAAGTCCTCACTTCTTTAACTATATCTTCTACAAATGAGTTACCTTTAAGTTTAAAATATAGATTAGATGATAACTCTATTGCTTCTAGATCGTATCTATGTATTTCTTTTTGTTCTTTACAACTATCATATATTTGTAATATATCGTTTCTTAAGGAACATTTAACACCTTCTATAAGCCATAAAATAGCTTTAGTAAATGCTAATAATATACTTGCTAAAAATACTAGTTGCACCCAATATGTTGTAATAAACTTTAGCATTCATACACCTCCTTTTTAATCTGTTGTTTTTAAATACATGAAGTCCAAAGAAAAATATTGATTCGTATAGTTAGTAGGTAGTCGCATTTTCAACACACCTGCTGTATTTATCCATGCTTGACCTCTAACTAATCCGTCACCGAATAATAGTCCGTGAACTTCATAATCTGGTCTATATTCTTCTGGTAAAGTAAATAAAGTACAATCTGTATCAGTATTTGTTATCCAACTATTGAGGGATATATTTACACTATAAGACTTCCTGTTGTAATTAATCCAAGCACTAGATAGACTACAATTTGTATAGTTTCCACTTACATTAGTATTTAACGAATAACTTGTGAATAATTTATTATTTATCTTCATATTATCTACTAATATTGGAACTTCTTGCCAATTTGTAGTATCACTTCTTGGATCTCCATTATTGTTTCCAGTTATATTTTCATATAGTGTTTGCTTATAACATACTATTTTACCTTTAGAATAATTTGTTCCACTTACCCAAGTGTCATTCCTTATTCCTAGAATGTTTAATATGTCTCCACCTAATATAGTTAATCCTTCGTCAACATGTGGGAATCCATTTACTCCAACTGACCTTTTTAACCTATCAAAAAATATAATAGGTATTCCTCTTTCAACTATTACATTATAAGTTTTAGTTCCTAGTCTATCAGTTAGTAACACTTGAACATTCCACTCATAATTATTATCTAATTGAACAGTTACTGGAGTATTATCTTGTAATGTTTGATAACTACCATAATCTGCATCAGTTGTCTTTTTATATCTCATTTGCATTGTTAGAGTGTTTAATCCATCTAAACTAGAATAACTACCATCTACATTTATTGTAGTAGGATCATAGAAGTTATTTTCTCTTTGAGCTGTTATTATTGCTGATGGTAACACCCAGTCTAAAACTTGTATTGTTAAGTTTTTAGTTGTCTTTAATCCTCTAGAATCAGTTAATGTAACTGCTGCTGTAGTATTAGATGATACATTTAATGTTCCAATATTAAAAGTAGCTGTAGAGCCACTTATTGTTCCATTATATGTTACACCATTTATTACTGTTTTAATTGATGATAAAGATGATGATTTTTTAGCACTTAAATTAGAGCCATTTATTTGTAATGTTGAGTTATTTCTTATTATTTTTTGATTATTGTTAGTTATAGCAGTTGTAGTGCTATTTGTATCTTGATATGAAACATCAAAAGTAGGATTTACATTTACTGCTTTTGCTGAAAATGGACAACTTTTAGTTCCAATTACAGTAGAGCCATTATATGTAGTTGCTTCTATTGTTCCATTTGCAACTGTGCTATTAGGTATTTGTGCATAAATATTATCTGCTATTGTTGATGTATTAAATCTAACATTGTCTGTAACACCACTAGCAGCTATTGTATAAGAATAACTATTTAATTTAAATACTACTTTATGTGTAAATGAACTAGATTTTCTATTCATATGGATTGTAATAGTATCTCCTATATTAAAATCAGGACTATTATTAGGCCATGTGTTTATTGAAGGTTGTGATGCTCTTGCTATTGTAGTTAATGTAGTCCAATCAGTAGTTAATCCACTTGATGCAGGTGCATAAGCAGATGAACCTCCTTTAGCAAAATATACATATGCATAACCACTTAAAGTTCCATCGTCATTATGTGTTGCATTTATTGTTCCACTTGTTGTTTTTGTTTCTCCTACTCCTACACCACTAAAACTTATACTAGAAACATATCTATCATAATTTTCTCTATTATCATGCCAATATAGAGTTAATGTGGAATTAGAACCTGCACTCCATCCAGACCTATTTTGTGATGAAATTGATGCCGATAGAGTAATACTAGATGTGTTATTTGCTACACTAGTAGAATTCTCTACAAACTCAACATATAATCCATAATATGCTCCATAAGAAGCATAGATATTTGTATATTTTGTTGCACTTGCCATTAATTACCACCTCCAGTAACACTTACTAGTCCTATTCCATCATTTACTAATGTGTCATTTTCATATATTTCTATTGGAATAAATCTCATTTTATTACATAATGTAATTTCTTCTTCTACTACACTCTTTTTCATATGAAATTCATCTTGTGCTACCCAATATATTTTATTATCGTTTTTATCATATCCAGCAAATCCAACATCATTATTCATTAATACATAACTACCATCTACACCATACATTTTTAATCCATTTTTATTTAGTTCTGCTATTAATGTATTAGCTTCATCATATACTTCTATTTGTCCATTTTGATTTAAGTTACTACCTAGTTTTAATGTTCCACCTTTTATCAAATCAGCAGTTAAATTAATAACATTTATTTGTTCCATATTTAATACATTGTCTATAGTCCAAGCTGATTGGAAGTTTCCATTTATACCAGTTTGGCTAAAGCCAATACCACCATTATTAATCATTATTACATTAGTGGCTTCTTCTTTAGGTAATGTATCTACTATTAAGATTTTATCTCCTTCATATATTACATATGATGAACTTAAAGCGTTCCATATTTGAGATGTTGCTTGATCTAATTCATCATTTAAAGTTACTTGTATAGTTGCAGTTGCTTCTTGAACTAGAGTTTCTGTTTTTTCTGCAATACTTGTAACCAAGTTAGATAATTGAGGAGTAAAATTACCAAATTCTAACATAGTGTATTTATCTAAAATACAATCGTAATCATATGAGATTATATTAGTTAGAATATTTATTCCTAACTTTTCATCTATTACTTCTACTGTGTCTCCTATATCAGTTATTTTTTCTAGATTAGCACTTAAACTATAATTTACACTAGGAGCTTGATGTTCTTCTACATAATGAGTTGCTTGTGCATATAAATCTTCTACTAATGCTTGTTTATATGCATCTTCATCTAAATTCCCATCTTCATCTCTATAGTTATCTTCTTTAATGTTATCTTGACTAAATGATACAGTCTTAGTAAATGGAATATCATATTGATTGACTGATTCTACATATACACTAGCTCCTTCATCTAACTCATTAAGTAATATTCCATCTTTACCTACTGGCATTAATTTAGTAACTACATCATTCCAATTATAAGTAGCACTTATATCTTTTAGATTTTTAGCATATCTTATAGTTACTCCATTATCTTGCCCTATAGAATCATATATTCCTATATTCCAGTTATTTCTTACTAAGTGTCCACCCCATCTCTCTATAACAGTCTGTATAGCTTCATATAAGCTCTTCCTAACACATCTAAAGGATGAAATAGTATTGACATTAGAGATAGTAGTAAATGGACTTAAATCACTTGTAGCACTATTTAAATGGTCTAGTGCATCATTACAATTTTTATCTACAACATAACTATCTTCTATTAGATAGTTTTTACTATCATAAAATACATGATATGCTTTAGTCTTTATCTTAGTTCTTGTTTTTTCTACATTTGATATTCTAAATGCTTGTTCTCCTTGAGGAGTATTAGCAACTATTATATTATTTGGAACTATATATTCTATATAAGATAAAGGAGCTTCTAAATCTATGTAGAAGTCTCCATTATCTTCTTTATGTATAATAGCTTTAGCAGCACTTAAAACTTTATCTCCATTTGTTTCATATAACTTATCTGTGGCTGTAAAAATCTTTATCATTATAACCACCTCGAATAATAAGATATTTCAGCTGATTCAATATCTCCAGTTAGTGAAACTGTGTTATTTCCTACATCTAATTTAAAAGCATCATAATCTCCTGTAACTTGCCTATTCATTAGTGTAGTAGTTGTAGGATTATATGCTTCTAATTTGGATGTGTCTATTGTTATTTCTGCTCCTTCTCCTAAGTCTATTGCAAATATTTGATTATTATTTAATCCTATTTCTATTACTCCAGATCCTTCTATATTTAGAATAGGTTTAGCATAGATATTACCTGCATTAATTACTGTGTTATCTCCAACTTCTAAAGTTATTGGAGTTTCATTTAATTTATATTTAAAAGGTTGACAATGAAATGTAACTTTAGCAGTTCTAAATTTAATCATCTTATCGTAATCAATTTGATTAATTATTTTAAAATAATAATATTTATCTTGCTCATCAGAAAATACTATTGTTCCTTCTTGATTAAAAAAAGCAATTATATCATTTATATCATAATTGCCAAATAATCCTACTTCCATCTCTTTATCGTAAGCACTATATCCTAGATATGTAGTTATATCTCCATCTCTACCATCTATAGTCTCTAAAGTTGCTCTCATTAAAGGTTTAGATATTGGAGGTAATTCTTTTATTGCTAATCCATTTATAGTTAGTGAATTGACTCCATTTATAATTACATAATTTCTCATTTAATACCTCCTATCCATATATTTCATCAGTTACTGTTTTAGTAACAAATCTACCCATCTTATCATCATCCATTACAACATCCATATCTTGTAATGCTTCTTTTACTGCTCTAGCCATCATTGAGTAGTTAGTTTCTAGAGCTACACTTGGATTAATTGTAGGATTTACAGATGCTTTTACTCCAGCATTTAATCCTTTCATAGCTGCATCTACATCTCCAGTTAGATTGTCTAAAGATAATCCATTAGCCATATCTTCAGCCACTCTATCAGTTGCATCAGCTACTAAATAAGAATATCTATCTATTCCTTTAGCTAATCCTTTCATAAAGTCTGGCATCCAAGTTTCATAATCTCTTAAAGGCCCCTCATCTGGTTTAGAGAAATGTAGGAATGATTTTATCTTACTAGCAACACTACTAGCTGCATTAGCAACTGACTGCAACTTTGCAAATATACCATTGACAAATCCTTGAATCATATCTTTTGCCCATGTCTTGGCTTTTTCTGGTAACTTAGAAAATTCTTCTCTTAACTTATCTTTTAATTTGTTTACTATATCTATTGCAGCTGTTTTTAATTTAGGATGACTATTAGCAAATCCAGTAACTAATCCTTTTATTAATTCTCCAGCACTTGATATTAATTTAGGTATTCCTTCTATTAATCCTCTAATTATTGCAGCTATTAATTTAGGTATATAAGTAATTAGTGTAGGTATATAAGCAATTAATCCTTTACCTAGTGCAATAATCAACTCTAATGCTGCTTTTAATAGCATTGGTAAGTTAGCTATAATTGCTTCAACTATTGTTTGAACTAATTGAGGAATAAAGTTAACTATTTGAGGTAGTGCATTTATAAGTCCATTTATTAATGCAACTATTAATTGAATTCCTACTTCTATTATTAGTGGTAAATTAGCTAATAATGTATCGTATATAGTTGTAATACACTCTATTATTGATGGTATTAATTGAGGTAGTGATTGTATTATTCCTTGAGCTAAAGCTAATAATAGTGATAATCCTATCTTTACTATTTTTGGTAAATTGTTAGTAAAGAAAGTTACTATTGTAGTAATAAGTGAACTTACTGCACTTGCAATACTATCAGTATTAGAAGTTACCATGTTAAGTAGTGTATCTATCATATTACTTATTGCAGTAAGTAATTGAGGTATTAAACTAGTTAATAATTGAACTACTTGAGGTAGTAATGTTTGAATTAATGTAACTACTCCACTCAATATACTAGGAGCTAATTTTACTATTGCTTGTCCTATGTTGTTTAATACATTTGTAACTGTTTCAGCTAATGCTTCTGGACTTCCACTACCATTTAAGAAGTTATCAAATGCTGCTTTCATTGAGTTAACTGATCCAGATATTGTCTTTTCAGCTTCTTCAGCAGTTGTTCCAGTTACTCCCATTTCTTCTTGAATAACATGGATAGCTTCATATACATCACTTAAGTTTTTAATATCATATTTTTTACCAGTTAACTTCTCAGCATCTTTTAGAAGTCTTTCCATTTCAGTTTTAGTTCCACCATATCCAAGTTTTAAGTTATCTAACATGGTATAGTTCTGTTTAGCAAATCCTTGATAAGCATTTTGAATACTAGACATATCAGTTCCAAATTTATTAGCATTATCACTCATATCTCTAAATGCCATATCAGCTATATCTGCTGCTTTATCAGTATCTCCACTTAAAGACTGCAATAATGATGCAGTAAATGAAGTTACACCAGACATATACTCATTAGCACTTACTCCAGCTGTTTTATAAGCATTTTGAGCATTCTTTATAACTTTATCAGCACTTTTACCAAATAGAGTCTCTACACCACCTAAGTTCTGTTCTAACTCAGCATATGATTTTACTCCAGCTGTTACTAATCCAGCTAAAGCTCCACCCATTGCAGCAGTTACCTTAGCCATTTTTTTAGTAACATCTAAAGCAACTTCTCCAACTTTCTTAAGAGCATCTTTTATTTTATCCATGTTTATTCCAGATGTTGCCCTTAATTCTTTATTCATTTTTTGGAGTGCATTTTCTCCTTTAGCAATTTCAACACTTAAAGCCCTATATTGTTCTTTCTGTTCTTCTGTTAATGAGGAATAATCTCCCATTTGTCTCTGAGCTTCTTTTAAAGTTTCTAGTCTTTCAGTAGTTGCTGCTATGTTTTTCCTTAATACATCTTGTTTTTGAGCTAATAACTCAGTATTTTTAGGATCTAGCTTTAATGCTTGATTTAAGTTTCTTAACTCAGCATTAGTAGAATAAACTACTTTATTGACATCTTTTAAAGCTGCTTCTAACTTTGAGGTATTACCTCCAATCTCGATAGTAATTCCTTTAATGTTATTTGCCATATCTCTTCTCCTTTCTTTTACGAATACTAAAAAAACTACTCAGTTAAGAGTAGTCTTTATACTACTCGTAAGAGTAGATTAAGCAGCTTCTTCATAAACTGCTTCGAAGAATCCATCAAAAGCAGTTTCATTAGTAGCACTCTTTTCCATAAATACTCTAACTTGTCCATCAGTTATTCTTGCAGTTGCAGTAATATCTAATGTATCAGTTACTGGCTCTTTAGAACTTTCTATTGTTTGAGAGCTTGTAGATGGTCTAGCAGCACTTACACTATAAAGCCAATATTTTCTATTATTTTGGTCTCCATTAATTTGGAATCCAAGTGCAAAATCACTAATAGTATTGTCTTTATTTTCAATTAATGCCCCATTTCTATCTACTGTTTCTCCTAGAATAGTAGTTCTAAAAGTATCATTAATTAGAGCTATTTCTAGGCTTCCAGAATATCCTTGATTAGCACTTGCTGTAAAATACTTAGTATTATCAGCATAGAAGTCTGCTGCATCTCCTTCTGGATCTAGAGTTAAGTTAACTGCTCCAGGTAATGCAAATGGAGTTCCATAAGTGATAGTTCCACCTTCTCCATAAGTTATCTTAGCTATATGAACATTTGATAATCCAAATTTTACTTTATTTGCCATTGTTTACCTCCTTAAATATTTCAAATAAAAAGCACTTTAATTAGTGCTTAGATTTCATAAAAATTATGATAAATTCTTTCATCTTCATCCCATAACTCAGTCTCTAAGTCATATGGAATTTTATTATTTGTTAATAAATCCTCTATAGTCTTTTGTAATGCAACTTCTTTTTTTTCTGTAACTAACTCTATTTCAAAATTATAAGGTCTATAATATGTTACTCCATCAGCTTTAAATGTATCTGGACTTGCTTCTCTATATACAATAAATGGAGGGATTATATTTTTGTTAGAGTCAAAATGATTATATGCAACTGGTATATCTAGAGTTTTTAATAAATTGTAAATATCTGTGTATTCCATTTTATCCTCCACTCTTTATAATGTTTTCCACATCTTTTTCATACTTTTTAACAGCTTTCTGTTCTACTGGCTTTATATGAACTCTAGGAGTAGATGTTCCCCATGTTCCAACACCATTTCTTATTACATGAGGCTTTTCTAATAAATGAGTAAGTTGATAATCAGTAGCATTATGAACTACACATTCAACATATCCATTACCTTTAGTAGTTTTTACTCTCCATCCTTTTCTATATTTACCAGTTCTTTTAGGAGATGTGTTTTTTAACTCATTAGCAGCTTCTTTAGCAACTGCTTCAGCATCTTTAGTAATTGCTTCTTGGATGTCTTTAGAATAATCATTAAGAATATCTTTTATATCCAAGATTGAGTCATTAGCCATTAATACCAATCTTTCTAGCACATACCAATACAAGATCAAATTTATTTTTAGGATCTATTGTCCTAATAACTTGGTATCTTTCATCATTCCACTCTACTTCTTCTTCTCCATTGTAATTAAGTCTTTTAATGACAAATTCACATGAAGGAGTTAATCCCACTTCTACAGCACTATAGAATTCATTAGTCTTTACACTTTGCTTTTTAGCATAACATTTATTACTAGTTTCAGAGGATTTGATAATATTACCTATCTCATCCTCTGTTTTAACTAGACTTATTAAATAGATAATCTCACTATATTCCACTAACTATATACTCCCCAGTATGTCTTAAAACATCTTTTTGAAGTGCATATGAGTTAGAATACAACTCAGCATTAGTTACATCTAAAAAACTTAGAACATAAGTTATAATTGCATTTTTAACTAGACTATTAGGATTATCAATTAAGGTATCAACTATGCCAATACCTTTAAGGTCTAACTCTGCTGCTTCTATCCATAATGTAATCATAGAATCGAAATCATCATGATTAATACCTTGAATTTTTTTTATTTCATCTAACATAGTCTACCTTCTTTCTTTTCTTATTCTGGTTTAGCAATTAATGTAAATGCTTTATCAGCTATAGCTTCTACACCTACATATTGTCTACCAAGAATTCTTATTAAATCTGATGTCATTAATGTCTTATCATCAAATTTTAAATCTACACCATCTCCAGCTGGATAGTTAGCTAAAGTTCCATGATCGAAGTCTCCAACTATAGCATAAACAGCTCCAGCTGCTGCTGTTCCATATGCTGGTAAAGTGTTATTAAATCTAACTCTTACACCATCAAATATATCAGCAGCATAATTATTATCTAATTGTACTCTCTTGAATTCAGCATAAGTTAATTTATTCATAACTATAGTATAATCTCCAGCTTCATCACTAAGATTAGCTATAGCATTGAAAATAGTTCCCATTGCTGGTGCTTCTGTAATCTTATTAGCAGATACTTTATCATAAATACCATCAGCATTAGCTGTTAATGATTGTGGTAATGCAGCAATTTTAGCAATTAAGCTATCAGCTGTCTTTTTAACAATTTTATATGTTAATTCATCATAAACATATCTTAGGAATTCCTCTCCTCTTAAATCATAAACTTCATCTGAGATTGAAATCCATTTTTTGATTGAAACTGGAGTTAATGTAACAATTCCTAATACTAGACTTTCTTCTGTTACTGCTGCTCCACCTTCAGCATGTTCTACAGCATCTCCAGCAGAAGCTTCAAAATTTACTTTTAAGTTTCCTTGAACAGATACTTTTCTAACTAATGACATAATGTCATCTTTTTCCCATGCAGTTTTTACGATGTCATATACAAAATCTGGAACAGCAACTGTATTGCTTAATCCTTCTCCACCTTCTGCATTTGTAGTAAGTAATGCTCTTAGCTCTTCATTATTTCCTTTAATGTATTCAGCATAAGCATTAATATACTCTTTTGAGTTTCTTATTTCTTCTTTCATACTTTTCTCCTCTACTTTCTTTATTTCTTTTACAGCAAATGATTTTTGCTCCATTTCTTCAGCAACTTCTTCAGTTTCAGCTTGTTCTTCGATTTGCTCTTCTTCTTCGTTAAGTGCATCTACTTCTTTTTCTAGTTCTTCAACTTCTTCAGTAGTTTCAGCATTTTCTACTTCTTCACGAATTTCCATTTTACGAGCTTCGATTTCTTCTTTTCTTGACATTTTCTGCCCTCCTTTGTTTTTTTAGTTCTTTTAGGCATCCTAACTTCCTATAACAGCTCTCCAGCTATTTATTAAAAAGACTTAGTTACTCTCCAGCAACAAAAAAGAAACTCTCCAGTTTCTCTTTATTCGTCTTTTAATCTAATTTTTCTAATAATGATTTTTTAGCTTTATTAAGCTCTTCTAATTTTCTTATCTTTTCTCTTTTTTCTAAGAATTCATTATTATTCATATCTCTAGCTATACTTACATCAGTAGAATTATAAAATGGTTGATCTACAACTGATACATCAAATAATTTACCTATTTTTTTAATTGTTCTAGTATCAGTATCGTAATCGTATTCATCTTCCTCTACAGTAAATGCAAATGATTGTTTATCTATCAACTCAGATTTTATAGCATTAAATATATCTCTATGTTCTGTTATATCATCTTGTAAAGTTGCATTCATAAACAATCCTTTTTCATCTACATTTAACTGTAATGATTTATTTCTAGTTCTTGCTAATACCATAAATGAGTCATTATGATTATATCTTAAAACTACATCACTCATATCAGCTTCATC